CCCACGCACGTGGGGGTGAACCGCTGAAAAGCCTGATCAGCGTCGCGGAGCGGATCGTATTCCCCACGCACGTGGGGGTGAAGGGCGTTTATCGCCTCAGGCCTTGAGAGCCGGCTCGCACGTCGGCGGAAAGGGACGACCACATGCTTGACGAACCGACCGATGCGCAAATGCGGGTTCTTGCAAGCTTGAAGTATGACGGGGAGCCGCCACGCGCAAAGACTGAAGCCAGCTTCCTCATCGATGGTCGAAAAGCTGGTAGGGCTTCGGCCAAACTCGAGAAGGAACGGGATCGACTTCGGCAGAAGACCCGGCGGGAATGGTTCAAACCCGAGCGTGATTACTGCCGAATGGAGGTCCGACAGGCGCGCGATTCGAAAGGAATGATCGCGGGTTTTCGAGTCCGCGTTGGAAGGCGGTGCGACGCCGCGAAGCAGTATCACGGTGCATTCGTACCGGTTCAGGTTGCGTTGAGACATCCTCAGGTGCTGCCTCCCTATGAGGGAATCTGCCAACACTGGGCGTGTGAATGCGAAATCGAGGAAGTGCTGGAATGCGACCGCCTTGCGACCGACACTCCGATGGTCGTCAAGCCGGGTCGAATAACGACGATTTGAAAGTGGCGTCGGAACCGGCATCCGTTTTTGACGTTCCTTGCCCTCGCCGTCCTCGCCTATTGCATCTACCAGCTGGTAAAAACGTGAACTGACCGAGGGCTTTCGGTCACTGCGCTCACGCGGTTCTCGTATATCTACTGGTGTAACGATTTCACCGAAAACCCCTGAACGCACTTGAGACGCGCCCGCGCGAAGGCTAAGCAGCCGATAGACAACCCCACCGGGCCATCCCGGAGGCGAGCGGGCGGCGGCTGATCACCGCCAATCCGTCGAGCGAACATGTGATACGCCGTGCAGGGCTGCACACCTGCGCGGCGTTTTTTGTTGCGCCTTCGCCTTCCGGATGGCTCGGTGAGGAGAGTACCGAGGCTCGAGATTCACTTGAAATCGGAGGAACCTATGTCGTTCGGACCCGTAACGATCACCACGCTCGACACGATGGACATGCAGGCGCCTGGCGCGCCAGGCCTGTCTGCCCAGCAGATCCTCAACCAGCTGGGTGAGTTCGTTCTCACGCCGCCGACCACGGACGCCGACGGCTCGCCGCTGACCGGCCTGACCTTCGCCCAGGCGGTGGTCATCCAGGCGGACGCGGAGCTGGCGGAGTTGTTCCGCAACGATTTCGAGGGCGCCCTGCAGTTCAACGGCGCCCAGGTGTTCGAGCTCGACCTGGCCGAGGGCGTGCCGGTGACCCAGCAGTTCGCGATCGGCGAGCCGGGCAAGCCGTACTCCGTCCTGGCCCGCGTGGCGGACCATCCCCGTGGGCAGTAGCCCGCCAAGCGTCGTCACACTCCACACGCGGCGCCGGCCGCGGTGGATGTGGTGGCTGATCGGGTGGGCCCGCCGGCTGCATCGGCTGACCGGACGACTGGTCGCGTACCTGGAACGGTGAGGCGATGGCCGAGGACCTGAAAGAGACGATCCGCGAAACCGCCCAGGGCCCCAAGCGGGTCACGGGCGACTCCGGCTCCGTCGAGCAGCAGGATCTGTCCCAGCTCATCGAGGCGGACCGGCACCTGGCGTCGAAGGACGCGGCGAAGAAGGGCCTGAAGGCGATCGTTCGCACGAAGGTCATTCCCCCGGGAGCGAGTTGACGTGCGGAAGTGGTGGAAACAACGCGGACGCAAGGCGACCCCCAGGCACGGCTCCGTGCTTGGCCGGGTCGTGCGCTTCGTTCGCGGCTGGTACGACGCGGCCCGCACCACCGACGAGAACCGCCGGCACTGGGTCGCCGCCGACAACCTCTCCGCCCGGGCTGCCAACAGCCTGGAGGTCCGCCGGACCCTGCGGGCCCGGGCCCGGTACGAGGTTGCCAACAACAGCTATGCCAAGGGGATCGTGAAGACCCTGGCCAATTTCGTGGTGGGGACCGGCCCGCGACTCCAGCTGCTCACCGACGACGAAAAAGCCACCCGGCTGATCGAGCGCGAGTTCGGTCGCTGGGCCAAGGCGGTCGGCCTGGCCCACAAGCTTCGCACCATGCGGATCGCACAGTGCGAGACGGGCGAGGCCTTCGCGATCCCGATCACCAACCCGAACGTGGACTCCCCGGTCCAGATGGACCTCAAGGTCATCGAGGCCGACCAGGTGACCGCGCCCTGGTCGCTCAAGACGCGGCCGGTCGCCGACACGCAGGTCGACGGGATCGTATTCGACGAGTACGGCAATCCCGCCCGGTACTACGTGCTCCGGTACCACCCCGGCGACGGCCCGTCGTGGTCCGGTCCCAAGCCCGACTACGACGTGCTGTCGGCCAGGGACGTGATCCACCTGTTCTGGGTCGATCGACCGGGCCAGGTGCGGGGCATCCCGGAGATCACGAGTTCGGTGTCGCTCTTTGCGATCCTGCGCCGGTACACGCTGGCCGTGCTGGGCGCGGCGGAGCAGGCGGCGCTGCCCGGCGGGGTCGTGCACACCGACGCCACCGCCGACCCGGACACCGACGTCGAGCCGATGGACCAGATCGAGCTCGACCGCGGGACGTGGCTGACCATGCCACTGGGCTGGCGGATCAGCCAGGTCAAGGCGGAGCAGCCGACCACGACCTACGGCGACTACAAGCACGAGGGGATCAACGAATCCGCCCGCCCCCTGGACATGCCGTACAACATCGCGGCGGGCAACAGCTCGGGCTACAACTACGCCTCCGGCCGGCTTGATCATCAGTCTTTTTTCAAGGCAATCCGGATCGACCAGAACCACCTGGAAGACCTTGTGGTCGACCGCGTGTTCTCCTGGTGGCTCAACGAGGCCGTCCTGATCGAGGGCTACCTGCCCCAGTGGGTGCGCCAGCGCGGCGTGTACCTGCCCCGACAGTGGTTCTGGGACGGGTACGAGCACGTGGACCCGGCCAAGGAGGCAAATGCCCAGGGTACGCGCCTGGCCAACCATACCACCACGCTCGCCGCCGAGTACGCCAAGCAGGGCCTGGATTGGGAGGAGGAACTCCGCCAGCGGGCCCGGGAACTGAAGCTCATGCGGGAACTGGGACTGACGCCGGCCGACGTGCCGGCGCCATCAGGAGCGGACGACGATGCCGCAGATGAAGAGGAAAACGAGGACGACGAATCCGCCGCAAGCGCTGCAGCTGCAGTGTAGCGCGACGATCGAGTGCCTGGAGGCCGAGGCGGGCCAGCCGCCCAGGAGGCCGCGGTTCTCGATCAACGCGTACCACGGCGGCGCCCTGCGTGTGTTCGGGTTCTACCGGCCGGTCGTGGTCGACCTGGCCGGGCTGAAATCGAACCGGCGGGTGCCCATTCTCCTGGATCACGACCCGACGCAGATCGTGGGCCAGGCGGACGACGTGTCGATCGAGGCCCGGCAGGTCACGCTGGCGGGCGTGGTGACGGGCGATGACGACGCGGCGGGCAAGGTCGTCGGCCACGCCAGGAACGGGTTCGTCTGGGGTGCTTCTGTCGGCGTGGGGATCAACAAGCTGGAGTCGGTGAACGAGAAGACCAGCGTCACCGTCAACGGCCAGTCTTTCAAGGGCCCGATCTACGTGGTCCGGGCGGGCAGCCTTCGGGAAGTTTCGTTTGTGGCGATCGGCGCGGACGAGAAGGCGGCCGCCAAAGTCGCGGCCGGATATGCCGCGGAGGTAATTGACATGGATTTCAATGAGTGGCTCAAGGCCAAAGGGTTCGATCCGGACGCGCTGACCGACGACCAGCGGACGAGTTTGCAGGCGATGTTCGACACCGAACAGGAAAAGGACGGCGACATGCCACCCGAGGACCCGCCGGCACCGAAGCCCAAGGTCGAGGCCGCGGGCTCGGACGACGACGAGACGTCGGTCACTGATGACATCCGGACCGAGGTCGTCGCGGAGAAGAAACGGATTCAGGAGATCCAGGCCGCCTGCAAGGGTCATCCCGACATCGAAGTGAAGGCGATTGAGGAGGGCTGGACGCGCGACAAGGCGGAGCTCGAGGTCCTGCGGGCCGGCCGGCCGAAGGCCCCGGCCATCCACGCCGCGGAGCGCGTGACGGCCGGCCTCGTGCTCGAGGCGGCCTGCCTGCTGACCGCCAAG